GCTATTTACAGCATCCTGAAGCGCCACAGCGCGTATAAAAACATTTACATTGATGGCATTGCCGCCAGCATTGCGAGTCTCATCGCGATGGCCGGCGACACTGTATATATGCCGGAAAACGCCATGATGATGATCCATAATCCATTGTCATGGGGTTTTGGCAACGCCAACGATCTGCGCAAGGAAGCCGAAACTTTGGACAAGGTTCGAGAAGCTATGATCCCCGCTTACCTCAATAAGGCTGGGGAGAAGCTGACCGAAGAGAAGCTCATCGAGCTGCTTGATGCCGAAACATGGCTTACAGCGCAGGAGTGCCTGGACTATGGCCTGTGCGATGAACTGCTTGCCGAAAAGAAGGCGGCGGCGAGCATTAACGCGGAAATATTCGCAGCATTCTACAAAAACATACCCGAAAACATCAAAACAATGTTGTCGTCGTCACCCGTGGACAGCCAAAAAGAGGCTGAAATGAAGGTGAGAGCAGCAATGCTCAAGGAGTCAAAATCTAACCTGGAAAGGTTAAATAAAATTATGGAGGATATATACCAATGAGTGCAACCCTGTATAAACTGAAAAGTGATTTGTCAATCGTGGGCGCTGAGTTAAAAAATGTTGAGGAAGAAATTCGAAATAAAGTAGCCGATCCTGCTGTTCCAATCGAAGAAATCCATAACCTTAAAACTAAGGCAAAAGAGCTTCAGGAACGCTTCGATACTTTAAAAGCCATGCACGACAGGCTTGAAGCCCAGGAAAAAGCCAAAATTGAAGCATTGCGGCAAAAAAACCCTGTCCAAAGCGCAAAAACCAGCGCGGATAAAATCATTGCTGCCAAAGCAGAGTTCATCCGAGCTAAAATATTAAACCGTCCCATGTCTCCTGAGGCGCAAGAAATCCTGGGCGCAGACATCACTGCCCCGCTGATTGCGATCCCTGCAGGCGGCGACAACGTGACCGGCGGCGAGAACCTTCTGCCGACTACCCAGTCCAAAGAGATAATCGCCGAGCCTTTCGTCAGGAACCCACTTCGCGGCAAAATCACCATGACATCTATCGCCGGCCTGGAGCTGCCGAAGATCGCTTTTGAGCTTGACGAAGATTCCTTTATTACCGACATAGAAACAGCCAAGGAAATCGAAGCGACCGGCGACAAAGTTTCGTTTGGTAAGTTCAAGTTTAAAGTCAAGGTCCGGATTAGTGACACCGTGCTGCACGGCTCCGACCTTGACCTGGTGACTTACGTTGAAAACGCCCTGCGTTCCGGCCTTGCAGCGAAGGAAAAGAAAGTTTCGTTTGCACACGGAACCGGTCCTGATTCTCCGTTGCCTGTCGTCGCTGCTGAAAAGCACATGAGCTTTTATGAGCTCAACGATGAGGGCACCTCCGTCATCACAGAGGTCCAGGGCGAAGATATGTTTGAGGCCATCACTAACGCTATTGCCGACTTACACGAAGATTTCCGCGAAAACGCACAGGTATGTATGCGCTACAGCGACTATGTAACCATGCTAAAAACACTTAGCAACCAGTCCGTTTCGCTGTACGGCAAGCAGCCGGAAGAGATTATTGGAAAGCCTGTATTTTTCAGCGATGCTGCGGCCATCTACGACACCGACGGCATTTACGGACGCCCCATTGTCGGCGACTTCAACTACATGCACCTGAACTACGATCCGGCAGTTGTCTACGATTCCGACAAGGACGTGGACAAGGGCGAATACATCTGGGTGCTGACTGCCTGGATCGACCAGCGCAAGAAGCTTGCATCGGCCTTCCGCATTGCCAAAGTTGTCGATGCGGAGCTGTAGAAGTCTCTAGAAGCGAAATTTGCGGCCAGGAGGCATGAATAATGCCCGGAATGACGTTACTTGATAAAGTAAAGCAGCACTTGAGAGTTGACGGAAGCGAGGCCGACGTGCTCCTCGCTTCCCTTGTTTCCGCAGCAAAACAATATTTGTTGAACGCAGGAGTGCATGAGCCGGAAGCAGGTGGGGAAGAAGAACCTGGCAACGGCAAGCTGTCTTTGTACGAGCTTGCCGTTGCCTTGTATGTAAGCATGATTTTTGATGGCGACGACAAAGGCAAGCTTGACCGTGCGATGACGGCCATAATCCTGCAAATTAAAGACTATAGCGGAGGTGGAGGTGAGGAATCCGCATGAAATACCCGGTAATTAAGAATTTTCGTGATAAATATACCAAAATTCGCTACAAAATAGGCGATATATACGAAACAGAGGATGCAAAGCGAGCGGAGTATTTACAAAGCAAAAATGCGCTTGGGGAGCAGATAGACAAACCGGCGGATAAACCAGAGCCGGGGACTAAACCAGAATCGGTAACAGCGCAACACGATACTATTGAGCCTATCAAGTCTATTGGTGGCGGCTGGTATGAGCTCCCGGACGGAACACGCATACAGGGTAGAGAAAATGCCGAAAAAGCCCTGAGCGATACCGCCGAAAACGCTTCAAGCGACAGCGAAAACGCCCTAAATGGTGGTGAAAAAGCATGATACTACCTCAAAGCTGGACTCAGTTAAGCCAAAAAACCCTTGCCCTGGAAACCATTACCTGGGACGGGAAAAAGAAGGCTGATACTGTAACTGTGCCGCCGGCACGCGGTCCCGTCTTGATAGCGATCGACAATGCGGGCCAGGCGGAAAAGGCGCTGACTGTTACGCTTGGGCAGAAAGTCAGAATAGACGACACCAACGCTTCGGCCCAGATCGGCGAAGGCGATACCGGCGTTGTCACCGTTACATGCGACGAACCCGGCCTTGAAGGCGAAAAATACAGCATCAAAGTAGTCGTTCCCGAGGCTGACAAGGCGACAGACCTTGAAGTTGCGCTTGAAGGGACAGTTATAACGGTAACCCTGGCGATGAAAGCGGATAGCGATACATTTATCCCCGACGATACCAAAAATACTGCTGCGCTTGTTGCCGCCGCCATAAACGGAGAAGGGGAAACCGGAATCCCCGGTTTTACCGCCGAGGCATCCGGGGGCGGCGCTACACCTTTTACTGACGCCGTCGAACCCGTCCAGTTTTCTGGTGGTACGACCGACATATATTTCCCGCAGTATGATTCCGAAGGGCAAGAGCTTGCGCTAACCGTAACGGGTGAGCAGAGACGAATATTCGGCCCGTTTGATTATTTCCCCCGGTTTTTAGGCGGGAAGATTACATTGACAGCCAGTGAAGCGCCGACAGACAAAGATGTGACCGTCGTACAGGTCCAGGAAATACATGCGACGGCGAGGTGAAGGCGATGAGGACGAACTCCGGTGTAAATCCCGGTGATCTCCGCCACCGAATCCTAATCCTGCAAAAAGTTGCAACTACCACCGACTCTGACGGCTACCCGATCGAAACATGGAAGCCGTTTTTTCCCGCCTGGGCCAAAGTCGAACCGGTTGCCGGGCGGGAATATTTTCAGGCTGCAGCGGTCCAGGCCCAGCACCAGGTACGCTTTACGATACGCTGCCGGCGCGGCATAACCGCGGCTATGCGCCTACGCTGGGACGGCCAGGATTACGAGATTAAAGGCCCGCCGATCGACCTGGGCGGGCAGCGTAAATGGCTAGAGATCGTGGGGGAGGCAGTGTCAAGTGGCTAAAATCGAGTTAACCGGCATGGACGAACTGCTCAAAGAGCTAAACGCCATCGGCGAAAGAATCGCGACCCGGGCTGAAAACAAAGCCCTGCGTGAAGGTGCTGAAATCCTGCGGGAAGAAATGGGCCGACGGGCGCCGCGCTCCAAACTATCCAAAGAGCATTTGGCAGACAATATCGTAAAAAGCGGCGTACGCACATCAAAAGAAGGCGTCAAATACGTCAGCGTGGGGCCAGCAAAGAAGTTTTTCTACGGCCTGTTCCTGGAACTCGGGACATCAAAGATGTCTGCCAAGCCATTCATGACCCCAGCTCTCTCAGAAAATCGCAAAGAAATATTTAGCCGCATGGCCCAGGTGCTGCGGGAGGAGATTGAGAAAAAGCGATGATCACCATGAAAAGCACCATAAAAACGACACTGACAAGTGATACGACGCTTACCAAAGCCCTCGGCGGCCCTCGCGTCTATGCTGTCAGTGCCCCCGATGCCGACGAATACCCTAGGATCACTTTTTTCGAGATCACAAACTTTGACGCCAACTACGCCGACGATGCGGCATATTCATCCCGGATTCTCTACCAGGTGGACATCTGGAGCAAAAGCAACCCCGACCCTATAGCGGTCGAGGTGGACAGGATAGATCGAAATCTATCGGCTTCGCCAGAACAGGCGGAGCCGATTTGTTTGAAGACGATACACAGGTTTACCACCGTGCCCTGCGGTACGGAATACTCAAGGAGGTGTGACGCTAAATGGCAGGAGTACAGATAGGCTTAAAAGACCTGCACTACGCGAAGCTGACAGAAGACACCAGCACAACAGTCACTTATGGTACCCCGGCAAGCATCGCCGGAGCAATCAGCGCTAAGGTAAGCCCTGCTGTGAATACGGCGACGCTGTACGCCGACGATGGCCCGGACGAAGTAACCAGCGCCCTGGGCGAGATAACCGTCGAACTGGTTGCAAAAGACGTTCCTCTCAGCGTGCAAGCCGTGTTGCTGGGACATACCATAGGCGACGACAAAGTTATGGTAAAAAAAGCCACCGACGTAGCGCCTTATGTGGCAATAGGCTTCAAAAGCCTGAAATCCAACGGCAAATACCGTTATGTGTGGCTTTACAAAGGTAAATTCCAGTTGCAGGAACAGGAATACAAGACTAAAGAGGATACTCCGGAATTTCAACCCGCTACTATCGTTGGGACGTTTGTAAAGCGGATCAAAGACAACAGGTGGCAATCAATTGGCGACGAGGACGCCACAGGGTTTACCCAAGGCGCGGCGTGGTTCAGCGCGGTTGTATAGTACAAAGACTTTGATTAAGGAGGTGTAAGCTCCATGGCAGGAGTGCAAGTAGGCTTAAGAGACCTGCATTATATAAAATTGAAAACGGACGTCGGTACAGGCGACGATGCAGGCGTTGAGTACGATTACGGCCTGAGCGGTACCGATAAGCCGGCAAAAATCGCCGGAGCGATCAATGCGAGAATCAGTCCGACGTCAAATACGGCGACGTTGTACGCCGACGACGGCCCCGATGAAGTGGCGACCGCCCTGGGCGAGATTACGGTAGAGTTGAACGTGAAGGATTTGCCTTTAGATGTCCAGGCAGATCTGCTAGGGCATACCGTTACAAGCGGCGTAATGTACCGGAGCGCCGACGATGTTGCCCCTTACGTGGCGATAGGGTTCAGGAGCGTCAAGAGCAACGGGAAATACCGCTATGTCTGGCTTTACAAGGGCAAGTTTAATCTGCCCGAGCAGGAGTACAAAACAAAAGAAGATACCCCGGAGTTCCAGACGCCGACGATTACAGGCACATTCGTGAAGCGGATATACGACGGCGCCTGGCAGGCTATTGTCGATGAAGACGATTTAGATCCGGATAACCCGGAAATTGATCTTGATACATGGTTCGATGAGGTATATGAAGCGTCTGACGAAACGTAAGTAAGTAAACGTAAAATGCCTAGGCGTGAAGAGACATGCGCAGGGAGAGTGTGAGGCGGCACCCTCCCTGTTAAGTTTGCAGAAGAACGAAAGGAGCAAAATTATTATGTCTGACAATATCACTTACGAAGGCGTTAAGGTTAACCTAGATAAGCCCCGCCAGATCAGATACACATTTGCCGCGATGCGGATAATCCTAAAGAAATATGACAGTCTGGAAAAGGTTTTTGGCATACTGCAAAAAATGGAGGGCGGCGACCTGACCGAGGAAATGCTTGATGCCCTTTCTACGCTGATTTATGCGGGGTTGGTGCATGAGGACGAAAGTCTTACACAGGAAAAAGTGGAAAATCTGCTTGACTTTAGAAACATGATGCCATTAGTTGACGCTATAACTGAAGCGTTGGGTAGCAGTCTGCCCGAGGGCGGCGAAGAAAAAAACTCCCAGAACCCGGCCTAGACGACGAAAATGACGAAGGCTGGGACTGGGATTTTTTATATTACTGCGGAACGGTTGTTCTGAGGATGACCGAGCGGGAG